GTTAATTGTTGGAGGACTAACATTATTTATTGCTGCAAACTGTAAGAAATCTTTGTCAATTACTTTATAACTTGAATCTGTTGGGTCAGCCCTATCATCATAAATTTCAGTATTTGCATAGTAATTAAATGTTAACGCATTTTGTAATTTGTCGACAGATTCTTTTAATCCACTACCCCCAACAAAGTTAAATGCCATTGTTACCTTTGCAATCATAGGTTGGACACCAATACCCTCAGGGTTAATATCCAATCCTTCATAAGTAATTGCCAAACTTGTTGGAATGATTTTAGTATTAAAGAAATCTCCAACTCTTAAAATCAATACTGGTGGCGCACCAAACGCAGTATTTGTGGCATTGTTATATTCCAACACATCTCTACCCCCAATAGATTTAACTACGGGTATTGTATCACCAGGTCTCATACATTGTTGTAAAAATGTTAACCTTGTATTAAGTCCCTCAGGTGTCATTGAGTGGAATGCGGGTTCAAAGAATTTTAACTTATCTTTAAGATTATCAAAAACCATAGGAGTTTCTTCCTTAATAACCTCAAAATAATCACACTCAGACAATAACGCCCTTAACACTCTTTTACTAATGTTATCTCTTGGTACCGTAACATCATTAACAGTTGTTTGAGTTTCTGTTGTTGTTACAATTCTACCTGTTACTGTTACACTTGTTTGTTCTGTTGGATTTGTTATGTTGTTAGGTGGCGCAGGTTGTGGGGCCTTTAGAGTTGATTCAATCTTTGAAATATATGCTCTTCTACACGACATGGCCCTTGTTGTATATATTTCTTTAGATATTGCTTGAGTATCACCACCAACCGTTTGTCCGTCATTATCAGTACAATTTACAGAAGGGTTTGATGAGAATGGTAAAGCATATGGTGGTTGAGTTGTTTTTGATACTAATGGTGCAGAAGTAGCGGTTTCACCAAATCCTCTACCCTTTTTAACTATTAATTTTTGTTGTTTTACATAATCTTTGGTTGCAGGATTTTCTGTAAAAAATTTAATTACAGAATCAATTCTTCGGGTAGATAATGATAGGTTATAAGCCTTTGTCTGTGGGGCAGAACAACTTGAATCCACAATAAGTGTCACACTACCGCTTTCACTATTTTTTATTTGCTCTGCAATATCAATAGCCATTTGTTGTGCAATCACATAGTTTGGTGTGACCATAGTATCAAACGCCTGAGTTAACTGAGCACCATTTGATTTACTTGAATATGTTGGTTTTTCACCAATATATTCGTCATACATTTCAGTATAGTTTGGAGATGTTTTGGGTTTTGGATAATCGTTTGAAAAGTAAAAACCAATTTGGGCATATTTTTCCATAAAATATGCCGCACTACCAAGAGCCGGAGTACTTGAACTGTTTGCACCACCACTTCCATCTCCCGAACCATTTCCTTCCGATACTTGGGATTTTACGGTTACTGTACTAACAGCAAATTGCATCTGTTCTCTTGTAATTTCTTTAGATGTAATAGCTTGTTGGATTTGAAACAAATCGTTTGGATTTATAGTATAATATTTTTTGGCCAATTCATATAAATCATATTTTCTACATCCTGCAAAGAATGAATCCAATATACTATCAACTCTTGTTTTGTTTGTTTCGTTTGCCAAAACCTTGTTAACAATAACATTTAATATTGACGGATGGTCAACAACAATATCCCATGTTAAACTACCCGTTCTACTTGTATTTTTGTAAGTATAGATTGGTTCAGGTCTACCAATAAAATCATTTGGGGTCCAGTTCGCTTGAACTGATTCATTAAATGTTAAGTTATAAGGTGGGAACCACATAACTCTACCACCATTAGGACCTCTTTCACATACCGCCAAATCAGAAACCGCAAGACCTGGTGAGTTTGATGTTGCCCACGCCAAGTTCTCCAATGAGAACATATATTTCTTGGCATAAGCATTATTCATTGTACCAATAATGTTAGATGAATCTTGTCCACCCTCTTGTTTGTTTGGTGCAATGTTAAGGTTATATGTCTTATCTAAAACAGAATATGAAAATCTTCTACCTTCAGTTGTAATACCATCAGTTTTTTGAAGGTCATTATATTGTAAGTATGGAATATCTTTGGCGAATACTCTACAATACTCAGTTCCAACTTCTTGTCCAATCGCCCCAACGTAAGTTAATACTCTTGAACCTTTTGTCATTTCTTTGTATCCATCATTGAATACTTTACTGACTTGGTCCATTGCATTACCAACGTGTTGTAATCTTTTACCACCTTGTGGTTGGCTATCAATAATTCTTTGTGTCTTATCAAGTATAGAACCTTCTCTAAAAGTTCTTTCTGTGGACTCTGTTGAGTTATAAGATGATGGTTTAAAGTCTTGGTCTTGGTCATATACTGCTCCGCCAATACCCACCTTTTTACCTGCATTACCTTTGTACTTTGGGGATACCCATGTGAATCCACCTTCAATACCACCACCATTACTATAAGTCGGACCGTTAGCCCCCAAACGAATTTCTTGACTTGGTCCTTCATATAACTGAGCTAACTCAGATGGTCCATAAACTGGGTCTTGTTGTTCATTACCAAACGCATCATTTGGTAAAGAACCTGATGGTGAAAATACTCTTGATGGGTCTGAAGATGTACTACCAACATAAAAGTTAGAGTTATTTGTGTTAGTACCAACAATTGCACCACCCAATCTATCTAATAAAGTTCTATCGTAGTTTGGTTTATATTTATTAAAATTAATATTCTTCCACAATATAGATTTTTGACCTTGTCCTGTATTGTTGTAGAATATTTGTGTACCTGTTTTATTAGCACCTAATAAATTACTAATAAAATTTCCACCAGCCGCGATAGGGTTAGCCAACAAAGATTGTTGAATAGTCGTTGGTTGTGGTGGGTTAATACTTTGGTCAAAGTAAGAACCTGGTATAGGTGAGAATGGTAAAGTACTTCCCCCTAATCTAAGAGCAAAGTCGGCAGCAGCACCCAATGGATTTGACGGTACCGTAATGTTATAATTTGGTTCAATTAAAGGAACTCGACCTGTTAAAATATTAACAAGGTTTGTACCACTATTAACATTTAATATGTTGGCACGACCAAGAGTTTGTCTTAATAACTCTCTACCAATACGGTCTTGGAACTCTTTCTTTAAAGTTTTTGCCCCCAATCGAGCTATAAAGGAGTCATCACTTAATAAACCATCACTGCCCTGTGGGTCGGGGTTTAACAAGATTGAAACAGGTCTATACGATGAAGGTACAAATGTAAAGTAAGGTTGACCGTTTGGTAATCTATCTTGGTCGGGTCTAACGGTTTCTAAACTAGTAACCGCTTCACCAGCATCAAAGTTGTTTGGGCTTGAATAAGCATTTAATGGTCTCCATTTTTGAGTTGCCGCAAATCCTGTGTTCACAATATAAGCATCCTGTTGACCAGGTCCATATTCACCTTGGTTAGATGTAGTATTTAAATTACCTGTAAGGTCAGGTGCAAATTCATAACCACCATCATTACCCCACCTATTGAGCGGATATTGTTTGTCGGCAAAAAATGTAGTATCGATTAAGTTATCAGGACTATCAATAACCGAAATATCTCGTTGTACCACCTCAAAAGTTATTGGCGGAGTGGCAGGACTAGGTGATTTAGCGTAAGGCACTAAATTACGAGTCATAAGTTTTTTCCTAAAACCCTCGGTACTTATATAATCTAAAGGACTACCCATCTATACGTTTCTTAATAAATAGGTTAATTTGTATTTTTTTCTTCAAATTAATGTTTTATTATCGTCCATAGTATGGAGCACCAGACCCTTTCTTTTCTGAAGAATTTTGTTTTGCAAGGTTGGCGATATATTGTTTAAACTCTTCACTATTAAACACGGCATTTAATTGTTGTTGGTTTAGTGTTGTACCTGCAGGTAAATCAAATTTAAATGTTATAGTGCCTCCAACATCAACTTTATTTGTTGATGTACCACTATTTGATGATGTACCTGTTTTATCAGTAAGATTTTGATTTCTCCTACCAATAATATCTGCATATGATAATGATTTTTGTTCTTCATCCCTTGCTTTAATCTGTTCAGTCGCCTTTACTGGTCGACCTACCGATGCTAAAAGTTCTTGAGTTAAACTTCTAAATTCTTTTTCAATAGCACTACTTCCTGTAACTTTTTTACTTGAGTCTTCAAGGATATCTTTAAATGCTTCCTTACCTTTTTCTCCTAAACTATTAGCATCTTTTAAAATAGTATTCTGAAGTGAGGATAATTTTTTTGCAAAGTCGTCAGAACTTATTTTATTTGAATCTTTTTCAATAAATAACGCACTCATTTTTTCAATCGCCTCATTAACTTTTTCAGTTATTGCAACACTTTCAGGTACCGCAGTATCAACTGAACTAGTGACAGCTCTTGAAATTCTTTCAGCTCCCGCTATAGTACCTCTAACAACCGAAGAACCTGCGAGACCATAGGTACCTTTTGCAATATTACCTTCAATCGCATATTTAATATCCAATAAAGCATTTAATTGACTCTTTTGAATGTCTTCCAAAGTCTTAGGTGCGTTTTCTTGTTGTTCTCTTAATTTTGCAAGTTCATCTTGAGTTAACTCACCCAATTTTTTGGTTTCAACAATACCTGTTTCATCATTTTTTAACTGAACAACGTAATCACCTTCCTTAGTCATTGTTGCCATGTTGGCAATAAATTGTTTGTCTTCAGGTGAATCAAATGTAAGTGTTGGGTTAATTTTAGATACTCTTTTATCTAAGTCCGCAGCAGCCAATGCTGATTTTGATAAATTTTCAAAACTTGTATTAGTTTCTTTAGCAAGCTCTCTTAAGGTTAACATACCTTGAGGATTTATTTTAAAAGTTTTTGTTTTTTCGTCAAACTCAGTAAATTGTTTTGTTGCTTTAATTAAACTGTCTTGTAAACCTGATGGGTCATTAATGGACGCATTCATTAAGGCAAATGGGTCCGCCAAATTTCCAATTGAAATTCCCAATCTTTGTATTCCTGCCGCGGTCTCAATTGCACCATCGGGAGTTAAAACTTTTTCCGCAAACTGAAAAGTTTCCTTCATGTCAAATCTTAACATTGAGGCTTGAGCAGCCATTTTTGTTAATCCTTGAACACCTCCATCAAATTGGAATCGGTTCATTTGTGACATACTGTTAGTCACATCTTGCATGACACTTTTGGCATTTAAACCAACACTTTGAATGTATTCAATAGAATCTTCTAAAGATTTACCAATTTGAGATATTTCAATACCAACTTCACCAAAAGTATTAACTAAACCCGCACTAGTACCACCTAAAATTTCAGTTGCAGCATAAAGTTTACTAACTTGGTCTTCAGTTGCAATAAATTGTCTTTTTGACCCTTCAGCAATTCCTACTATAGTAGTGGAAACATCTGCAATACTTCCACCTAAACGAATAATACCCGCAGCAGACCTAGCCGCAGCATCATTCATTTCATCAAGTCTTGTCCTACCAGCAATAAATGAATTATTAATAGCATCAGCCGCTTTAGCCATGCCGTCAATCGCATCTAATATTTTACCAACAGGAGAACCTAAACTTTCAAATGTTTTTTTGAGTTCTTCGTACGAATTTATGGGATTTTCTTTAGGAGTTTCTGCCATTACAATTATTTAGTTTCTATATAAATAGAAGAAGGACTAATTTTTTAGTCCTTCTTATTGTCTTCAATCCATTTATCCAACAAATATCTTCTCACAAATAACGGCATCCGTTCAAAATCTTGATAAGAAATTTTCATTAGTGTTGTCAGATAGTAAAATTCATCTATCTGTACTTTCCTATAATCAGAAGAAAGGGCGAAAAAAGTCTGCCCCAAACCCAACATTCACTGTTAGTTTTTCTCCTGACGGGGCCGTAATTGTTTTGGTCATATCCAATCTTGGTTCATTTTCATTCATAAAGTTTCTTACGAATTTTGAGTCAGAGATTGGCATTGACTCAACAAATTTTGCAATCATAGCTTTGTCAGTTGAACCATCAACTTCAATGATTTCTTTTTGCATTCTCCACGTAATTCTTGGAACAACCCTTCCTTGTGGATATGTCTCAGCCATTTTACTAATCTCCATAATTTCACCATAACTTAATGGTTTTAATTTAATTGATGATTGCGATTTTGGTAATAAAATAGTAAATGAACCATCTTCACTTGGTTGTTGTCCATTAATAATAGTTAGTTGGTCTAACAATACCGTACTTTTAAATGGTTTTTTAGTTGCAGGGTCTGTAACATTTAATACCATTTCAGGACCAAATCCAGTATTTCTTAAAAAGATTAGAATTGCTTCAACATCACCCTCAATTAAATCTTCAACCTTAACATCTGGTTCATAGATTTTTGCTCTCAATAAAGTCATTGTTAAATCAGCGGCACCACCCATCAAAATGTTTTCATCTGATGCGGTAAGATAACCAACCTTAATTGATTTCTTTTTGTTTTTATAAAAAATACCTTGTGAAGGTAATTGTACCACATCGTGTGGTAGTGTGAAATTGTCTTGACCGAAGTCTCTTGTTTGATTTTCCATATAAAAAAATAACCGTAAAGTTTATTAGCTTTACGGTTAAATATAAGTGAGTGTAATTTTATGTAAATAGTATTAGTATACTAACACACATCTATCCATTCTTAAAGAAGCTGTGATATCCGCTAACGCATCTTGACTATAAGATAACGCTCCGAAGTTTACATCAGTTAAGAAAGTTCCATAAAGAATCCATTTCTCAACAACAACTCCTGTAGGGTCCAACATTTCAAGGTCGATATCTTTTTTGTATCCCGCAGCATAACCCATACGACCTGTCACTGATTCAGCGTGTAAACGAACCCACTCCATAAGAGCTTGAGCCGCTGACGGTCCAATTGGGTCACGAAACTTAACACTAATAGGGTCCCAGTTAAATCTACCTGCTACGAATGTAGATGTGTTTAGAAATTGTATTTCAGTTGACCCAATCTTTATAGACGGTCTTGATGCGCTTTCAACAAACCATTCGTTGATACCCAAACTTGACGGAAACCTTAAAATGAAACGGTTCTGGCGTTTCGGTTCGTAAGGTATCGGCATTTTCATTAATAAATCAGCCATGTTATTTTAATTTTTTTTGTTTTTTTTTGTTGTTTATATCCTATAAATATAGTCTTGTTAAAAAATTTTTCTCTTTACTTTTATTTTGTCGAGATTATTATCTACTTATATTCCTTTTTAACGCCTCCAGCAGTAGAATAAGTCTTAACTATATTATCTGGTTTATTTTTAAAATGCTTACTCATTACTTCTACATTTCTAATATCATCATCTGAAAATCCAATACTAGGTTGCTCCGGAACAAAGTTATTAGATACATCATTTTTAATAAATGCTCTCTTATTTAACTTTTTTGCCATTTTCTTTATATAAGAAACAAACTCTTCCATCGCACGAACTTTTGCTTCTTCAGGGTTGGCTGCTCCTTCCGCATCATCAAATGATACTGGATGGTATTTGTTGAGATTTAAATACGACTTAATTAATTCATCGTCCGTCATATCGTCTTCTTCAAAAAACGACCTGTATTTTTTAAGGTTCTTAACTAGTTGGTCTTTATCTATACCATTAAATCCGTCAATAATATAATTGTAAACGGCCTGTTTTAAAGTGTTGGGGTTGTGACCTCTCGCAGTAATTATTGAAAATATTGACCCGTTATTAATCGCTTCTCTAAAATCATTAAATGCTGGTCCAAGTTTTGCTCTCATAGCATCAACCAAAAAATCTTTGTCACCTGCGGTTCTAAAGTTTCTATATGGTTCTTCAGAAAATCCAACAATGGTATTACCATTATATTCAAAATCTTCTTTTCCAATTTTACTTCTGTATTCCGCAAAATCATCTGTACTCATACCAACTTCATCACCATCTTCAGTTTTTAACATTATCTTTGTTGGCATATGAACAATGTTGTCATCCCAATCAAATGCATAATATTTCATATCAGGTGTTCCCTCAGCCTTAAATCCTTCTCTAAGTTGTCTATTCATACTTGGCTAATAAAGGGGGTACTAATTGTACCCCCGTTAAGTTTATTAAATGTTCTCGAACGAAGCTCCTGTTGGAGTGATAAAGAATTCGATATCGATGAATTCTAATGCCTTCGTAGGTTTTAAGTAAATTTTACCTGTTAATGTGTTTCTATCTAAGTCTTCAGGTGAAGATGAAACAGTTACACGGAAATCGTATAAACCTCTGTCTCTTCTGATTGAATCTAAGATAGGGTTAACACTATCCAAGAATTGTTGTCTAACGATTTGGTCGTTTTGTTCGAACAATAATCTTACAGCCACTGCCGAAATCAACTTACGAGCTTGAAGTAACAATCTTCTTACGTTCAATCTGTTAAGTGCTGTGTCAGCAATTTGTAATGTTTTATTACCCCAAATTACAGTTCCAACATCAGAGAAAGTTGCGATAGGGTTAATTCTACCTTGATACAAAGTATCTCTATCTGTTTGTGTAAGTTTTTGTCTAGCTTTAATTGAATTTACAAGACCTCTTGTGTAACCCGCAGATGCGAACCATGGGAATGAAATGTTATCAGTCAATGCTAAGTTTCTACAAACTTCACCTGTTGGTGGTAAGTAAATTTGAGTATTGTTTACAGTATCTCTTGTTAAAATCCAAGGGTAGTAAGTTGCGGTGTAGTTAGAGTCAATTCCTGTATTATCCAAGTTGTCAACCGCTTCTTGTGAATATATGATATCCAAAGAACTTGTTGAATCTGGTGTATACATTTGGTAGTCAGGAGTTGTACAGATATAAACTGAGTCAGCTCTTGAGTATTGAATCATATCGATTGCTTCTTCTACGAGATTTGAATTGTTAACATAATCAATACTTGCACTTGCAAATACGTTAATGTTAGTCGCTTCAGGGTTAGCAAATGTTAGGATACCAAGTAAGTAAGCGTAGTAGTCAGTATTTGCAAAGTCCTGAGTATTGTTTTGAACAATAATTCTCTTGAACAATCCTTCACCTGTTGCCGTTGGGTATCTTGAAGATGGTGCAGTACCAGCCAAATAACCTGACTGTCCTAATTGGAATCTGTCTTGGTTAGTTCTCCATTCTCTGTAAATATCCCATCCGTCAAATCCACCCGCGAAACATACGGTGTATTTTCTTGAGTAGATAAAGTAGTATGGATTTTCTTGTGTTGCTGGGTCAGCTCTAAATTCCGCCACACCACATTCAAACGCTGTTTGACCACTTGTTTCTGAAGTGTTAGCAATTGTAACTACAGTTGCTCCTGAATCCATGTGGAAACCTTTACTTAAGTAATTCCATTTAACTGAGTCAGTTGTCAAAGCCCAATTTGATTGTGGGTTTTGTTTTCCTTTATAAGTTAAGAATGATTCATCAATTCCATATTGTGTTGAGAAACCTAAATAAGTTCTTCTTACAATATCACCAGGAGACTCCACGGTATTTGAACCACCAATAGGTGTTCCAAAAGGTGGGTTAGCAATAACTTCACCTGGATAATCATATTTTGTTTTAAATTTAGGGTATGGTGATGGGTAAATAGCAGCATCTTCATATTCTCTTTGTGTGTAACCGTAGAAACCACAAGGTAAAGAATCAATTGGATATTCATTTGCCATTTCAACCATGATGTATTTTGAAATCAACGCAAACTCACCATTAGATGAACCGATTTTTTTCGCAATAAAGTTATTTGAACCTGGGTCCATAACACAATTTGTAAATTTTTCAATCACAACAGGGTTTGCATCTGTGTCAAAGAAATTTCTAACGAAAACATCAAACGACATATTGTTGTATGATAAGTTTGCAATTGACACTTTAATTTCAGTGTTTGCAGAATCTCCATCAGAAATTGATATAAATTTGAATAAGTTATATACTTTATTACCTCTTAATTCAGAAACTAAATAAGGTGTTTCAGGTGATTGGTATCTTTCTAAATTCCAAGCAATTGATTGACTTGATTGACTTCTTGCATCTGGTAATGCAATTAAGTCACAATTCAATCCACGAATGTATCCTTGACTATAAGCATAATTTAAACTTCCTTGATAAATTTCTTCAACATAAATTGGAACTTCAAATCTTGATTTACCAAAATTATCAACACCCAACACTTTTGTAATGTATTTTGCTGAAGATGCTAATAATGAAGTTTCTAATGAGAATGTATTATTATCTTTAGTTACACCTGATAACAAGAATGTTCCATATGGTGAATCAGTTATACCTGAATATTGTCCTGTACAAATTAATTGTAAATTATTAGGAACCCAAGCGTTGTCGTTTTCGTAATCAATACCGACTTCGTAAACAGGTCCGTGGTCAATACTATCCGTAGAATTAACGTATTGAGTAATACCTCTTGAACGAAGAGTACCAACAACCATGTTATTGAATTCTGTGTATGCAGTACCTGTAAATGTATATGTTTCACCTGTAACTGTACCAGTAAAACTACCACTACCACCTGAAATTAAATTACTAACAACATAGTAGAATGAATAACCTGTATAGTTATTTCCTGAAGAAATATCAAAGTTGGCATAAAACCAAGGGTCATTATCAGATGCCGATAAATCGTTAAGTTCAAAATCGTTAATACAATCATAAGAATTTTGAACATTAGAATATGTTGCAACTAATGGGGTATAATCACTATCAGGAATAGCGCCATAAATAACAGATGTTGTTGCTGAAAGAGATGGTGTGTCAATTATGGTATTTAAATAAGAATTAAAGTCATTTTGTATTGTAGATGTTGAACCATCATTTAATCTATATTGAACATTTAAATTTGCCTGAACTTGAGTTGGTAACGCTCCACTTATGAAAGTGACGGTGTTTCCTGATGATGTACCTGTAAATGTTGCGGTAAACGTTGTTCCGCTTGATGGGTCACCGATAGTCGTTGGGTCAACATTGGCAACCAATGATAAACTCCAAGATGGACCCGCATCATAACCTGACAAACCCAATACTCTTGTAACAAACAATTGGTTTGATTGTTGCAAGTATGATTTAGCAATGTATGCTGCCTCATATTTTGGGATTTGAGTGTTATAAAACTTAACGGGTTCGGTTCCGCCAAAGTAGGCTTGGAACTCATCGTAATTTGTTATGAATACTGGTTCAAATGCTGGGCCTTTTATAGTTTCCCCAACAAGACCTAAAGTCGTTACCCCCACACTTTGAGCTACAAACGATAAGTCGGTTTCAGATGTGTAAACGCCTGGTGATACGAATACTTTTTGATTTACTTGTGTTGCCATTATTAAATTATTCTGTTACAGATTTATTTTATAGATAAATATTCGACTTTTATTGAAAAAACTTTACTTTTGGATAAGTATTTATAAACGGTATGAATAAATTCTGCCTTTTTTCTACCCATGAAAATCAAGAAAGAAATAAAGAACATCAAAATATCCCCTGAATCACATGATATCCTAAAAAAGTACTGTGATAAGCGTGGAATCAAGATTTATAAATTTTTGGAGAATTTAATCTTTGAAAAGTGTAAAGAGAAGAAAGATATCTACGGAGAAGATTAAACTAATTTGTTTTCGTACAATATATTGGATTCTTGAGTGTTGTCATCTTTTGTAACTTCAATCCTTAAAATATCGTTTGTTGTGATTTCAATCCTTTGTAAATCGCTACCATAATAATCATCGTTAATATATACATCAAACGTATCAACATTGCTTGTGGATACCAAATTCATATTAGCCGTAAAATCAATTCTATCTGTTAAAACGGTATTACCTGAAACAAATAAAAATGGCATTTGAAACTCGTCAGGGTTTTTTGGAAACTTATCTATTCTTCGTTTTCTTGATGAAGTATCCATTTCAATTAACTGTGTGACTCTTTGAATTGCGGGTTTTACTTCAAATTCTTCTTCATCAATCAAATAACCCAACATAGTAAAATCATAACTTTGAACATAATACTTTCTTGATTCCATATTCATCTGTGACTCATCCGATACATTGTTCATAATAATTGGGACATACTGACCTTTAATAAATGTATACGCTTGTCTTGATGAAAAAGTTTGCATTACAATTTTATTCAATTGATTCAACTCTCTCATTCTATTACAAATGATTTTAACTTGATAATTGATATCAACAGGTACAGGTTGTGGAATTGTGTAGATATCCATACCTTGTTCGTTTCCATTCCAAGTTGGGACAGACGCATAATAAAATTGTTTTCTGTTTGGAATTGTATATTGAAGTGATGGGTTTGTACCATACTTAACTTCAGGTGTTCTAACTACCGTAATAAATGGTGGGGATGGATTGTAATCCATATCCACAAATTGCCATGTTTCTAAATATTGTGTCCAGTTTTGAGTTGTAATGATGACATCTAATAAAGGAACAATTTTACCTGCAGTTACAACCTCAAGTTCGGTTTTAACAAAATCAAGCATTCCCCTATCCAAATCGGCATGTAATACTGACTTAGGTAAATAAGTTCCATCATCTTTAATATATTCTAAAAGTTGTTCTCTTCTTTCAGATAAAACTTTTTTTGGTACCAAAGGTAATGTTGGTTTGACTATGGTTCTTGGTAATGACATTTATTCTTTTACTACAAATAGTTTATTTTGTGAATTAATCATATCAACTTCTTCGGCTCTATAAACAGGTTCTTCACTTTGTTTATAAACAAATGAATCGTGTCTATAAGGATTGTATGTCACAATCATGTCAGACAGTGGATTTGGAATGTCATCACAAGGATATTCACAATAATCCAATAATCTTCCAATCACAAATGCGTGAACGTTTTTTGATTTTTCAGAACGAACTCGTTCTTTACCACCTTTTCTAACTCTGAATTCAACATCACCTAACTTAACATAGTCGGCATGCATAATAACTTTGCTGTCGTATGTTACAGAAAATGTCTGTTTGTGTAAGTTGTAATATACCATTACTTTCTTACCCAAGAACAAATTGTCAAATTGTGATTCTGTAATAACTACTTTCATTATAATCCTCTAAATTCGTTTTCACTTACCCATGTGGCGGTAATTGTTCTATAGAACGGTTTGTACCCACCATAAGTGTGTTTATTATCAGACCTAACATATCCGTCATCACTAACAGAATAATATCTAACTCGGTCTTCAGTTTCATAATATCCAATGTAATCACCCATGAATATTTCAACATTCAAATCTTCAAGTTGTTTTTGATAAATTGAAAATTTCATGTTTCCTGGTTCTTGGATTTCAACTTTGGAATTACCATAGAATTTATTGGTTGGTGCCATAACTTGAACCAATCCTTTTAATTCAACAGGTGC